ATCTGGGGCAGACTGTAGTCCTGCACGGCTTCCAGAGCGTGACCCGCACTGATCAGTCGTTGCAGGACTGAACTCCATTCAGCGCCCTGACCATCTCCGGCAGGGCGTCGCCGAAAAAACCGGAATTGACTCGCACCACCTGCACCAGCAGCTGCACGGAGACCGTCGCCGGCAGGAACCACAGCTGCCAACGTTTAAGGCTGGTGGCCACCAGCAAAATCTTGCGGAGTTCCCGGCTGTGCGTCGCCGCGTAGCGGTTGATCTGCTGCACACTGGCGGAACTGAACAGCTCGACCAGCGCGCCGGCCGCTTTGCCGTAACGCTCAAAGTGGCGGAGCTTCACCGGGTGGATTGCTACCGCGCGACCATTCACCTCGACGGTGACCGGCTCGGGGAACAGGATGGATAGGTCGGACATTGGGTTTCCTTCGGGCATGAAAAAGCCCGCACGTGGCGGGCTTGGTTCGAATGAGGTTTGTTAGGGGTTATGCGTGGACTGATAGCCGCCCCTAACACAACCCTGCCGATCAAAGGCGACACTGGTCGCCCTCACATACTTGTCTTTGAAGTAGGTGTTTACCCCGGCTCCGCGCACATTGGTATCGTCGCTGGCCTTGCCGTGGATGCTCTCGACGTCCTTGCGGGACATTCCAGGAACAACCTCTCCGCGAAGCTTGGCAGTTCGCAAGTCTCGATCCGACAGCCCGGTATCGCACTCTGGCTGCCTCGAACTACCTCCAACAACCACTACGCCATCGGTTGCGGCCGATGGCCGCGGGGCGTACTGCTGTGCTGTAGGCGTAGCCATCTGGACCGGAGCGCTCGAACCGCTTGGCGAGGCATTGTGGGCGCTTATGACGTCGTCAAGCCCGCTATTCCGAGGGCAATTGGCATTCTTGGTAAACGTCACCTTGCCGGCCTCGTCTACGCATTTGAAGATGGTGGCAGCACCAGCCTGCGATGAAAGCAGCAGCACAGCCAGGAAAAAGCCGAAACGAAGCATGGGGTTCCCTCCCGTTTGGATAGGAGGGAATCTATCACAAGGATTAAGCCGCTTCGACGTTCTGTACTTCCCATTGCCACATGGCAGCCTCACCGGCATCCATGATGTTCGGATCGGCCAGCAGCTTGATCTGAATCGGCACGGTGCCGAACTCGGTGCCCTGGTTGAGCGGGATGCCGCCGCTCAGGGAGATCTTGCAGTAGAAGCACTGGATGCGACGCATCTCGTTATTACCGCCCTCGTTGATCTGGCCAACCATCACCCGGTAGAACTTCTGCCCGGTGGTGAAGGGCTTGATAACGTCCACGGTCGGGTAGTTATAGGTGACCTTGATCGGCACGCGCTTGAGCTGCTCACCCTCGGGCGGCGTGGTGGCGGCAATCGCCGTCGCCAGCGGACCGCCCGGCAGGATGCGGATGCCGAAGGGGCCGACCGCATAGTCCTTGTTGCGCTCGTAAGTCGTGACCCCATCGTCGCTCTTGACGGCGGTCACCTCGAGCGGAAGGTGCTTGAGCATGATCGTGCGGTCGATGTAGGCCTCATGCGCTTCATCCGCGACGGTGCCGCTGGGCACTTGGGTCACCGAACCGTACATGGCGATGGCAGCGGCGCGAGGGCTGAAGGCAACCGCCTCGCCAGTGAAGGTGATGGCGCTGGTACTGTTGACGCTGTCCAGTTCCGGCAGGCCGATACGGGTCGGGTCCTGTACGGTAATTTCGTTGGTGGTCGGCTCGGCGGTCATGTTCTGCAACTTGAAGATCTCTTCGAAGTTCCAGCCCGGGTAGGCCGCGACGAAGGTGGGACCGCGGAACAGTTGGGTGTAGTTCATCAGACTCATGGGGGGGCTCCTGGCCTGCGGCCGTCAGTTGTAGCTCTCGACGTACAGCACGCCGATGGTGATGGTGATGCTGTGGGTGGTTTCGCCTTCGCTGGCGTACTGCGGAATCGCTTCGTCCTCCTCGTCTAGCAGGCCGGGAAACTTGCGCTCGGGCTGGTCCTGACCGAAGCCAAGGGCACGCAGCACGTCGACGTGCACGGCATCCAGCGCAGCCTCATCGGCACTTTTTGGGAACACCACCTCAATCTCGAACTGGCGCACGCGGGTGGCCTGCCAGCCCGCGGTACCGGTGCGTACATCCGTACCCGGTCGCACCAGGGCGTAGGGCATCGGCACCTTGTCGCGGGGCTTTTCGGTCGGGCCGTAGACGCGCTTGAGTTCGGTGAAGTAGCCGTTGGCCTGGCGGATCTGGTCCAGCCGGGCGCGCAGGTCGATGCCGACCTGGGTGGCCTTGGGTACAGGCATGGGTGACTCCAGTTAAAGGGCAGGCTTGAGCAGCTCGCGGCGCATGCGGCGCTGGAATTCCTGTTCGAGCCGCCGGTTGACCCAGCGAACAGTGGTGACGCTGGTGAGGCGCTTGAAGAACCAGGCGACCGAGGGGCCAAGGGCCGGAGTAAGCGCACCAGAGCCGTACTTGTAGCTGAACTGCCCGCCGCGCTTTTGCACATTGCGGGTCACGCTGGAGCGGGTGGCCCAAGGTTGCCGCCCGAAGCTGGCCGGGTTGACGAAGCCCGCAGCCACCTTGTGGCCCTTGAAGCTGCCCACCAGGATGCGCGCTCGCGTGGCGGTGATGGCCTGGTAACCCCAGCGCCGATACTCGGTGACGTACACGCCGGCAGAGCTGGGAATTAAACGCGCATCGAAGCGCCCCTTCCGCGCGTTAACGCGCTTGATGATGATCCGCTTGTTGACCCAGCTGCGGCTCTTGAACATTGGTGCTATCTGGGGCGTGTAGCGCTGTTTGCGGGTATCGGTGGCCGTGGTATCCAGCGCGCCGCGCAACACTGGGTCGACCTTGCGGCCCTGGCTGGCAAGTTGTCGTCGGGCCGCTTCGAAGCCCTCGGGCCGTATACCGATTCTCAGCCCACCGGATCCAGCCATAAGCCCCTCACGATGCCGTCGTCCGATTCATCGGCGTAGGCGATGACGTTATAAATCTGACCACCGACTAGCAGCTGGTCGTCAGGCTGCGCCCGGCCGACCTCGACCAGCGCCACCTCGGCGCGGGTTCGGTACTCGGTGGTTTGCCCCATGTCGTCGCGATAGGGCGCATCGAACGTCAGGTGCACGCGGCACGCTAACGGCACGCCATCGAGCGGGCGGAACTCGCCCTGCTCGCCGACCAGCTCCGTAGCGGTCATCACCAGCTCAGCACGCTGGCCGGTGACATCCCGAACGCCGTCGAGATACAACAACCGCCCTTCGGCGCGCAGGTAGCGGCCCTGCAGCAAGCGCGCATCCCACCAAGCGCGCACTTCGACCTTGGCCGGGCTGCGCAAGCCGGTGGCCATGGGCGCATCGGTGGCATCCTTGGCGGTGATGTTGGTCCACACCCAGTCGAGGGTGTAAACGTGTAGATCCGGGCCGAGGTAGAGGATGTCGGTCGGTGTGTTAAGACGTCCGGCGCGCATGGCTACCTCGGGATGGTGTACGGATCGAGCAGGTGCTCAACGAATTTCAACTCGGACGCGATGGTGCCAACCACCACCGAGCCGCTGTGCTCCATGGCATTGGCTACCTGATGCAAAGCCCACCGCTTGATCGCAGCCGGAACATCGCTGCCCGCATCGCCATAGCCTGCGGTGAACTCAACGACTACCTGCTTTCCTGCCCAGCTTTCGCCAACAGGGCTAATGCAAGGATCGTCACCGAGGTATACGACGTACCCGGAGGCGGCCAGCTCGACACCGTCAACCGCCACGCGGGTGACCGCCTGCACTGGCCAGACCCCTAGCCGCACCTCTGCCGGCGCACACCGCTCCAGCTGGGACCAGCCCTGCGTGACAAGCGCCCGTCCTGTACGCTCTTCGGCCAGCTCCCGCGCAGCGCGGATAGCCGTGGCCAGCGCATCGTCCGCCTGGGTGTGGCGGATCTTGCATTGGTACTTGGCCTCGGCCAGCGATATGGGCTCGACGGCAGGCGGCAGGGTTCGGGTCAGGCGCATGTCAGTCCTCGATCACATCATCTGCATCGGCTTGTGGCTGGGCGGCCTTGGCCGCGCTGACCGCTGCGGGCGTGTCATCTACGCCACCCGCCTTCTTCAGCTGACGCGCGGTAGCAGCATCAAGCAGAAGCACCTGCCCACACTTGAGGGAAAAGGCGGGCTCGTCACGCAGGGCCAATACCTCAACGAACTCCGGCTCTGGCTCTGGCTCTGGCTCTGGCTCTGGCTCTAGCTCCGGCTGCGACTGCGGCACGGCAACAGAAGCCTCGCTCGGTTCAGGAGCGGTCTGAGCGGTCGCCCCCTGAATCAATTGCGGCTGGTTCTCGCCGCTGGCTTCTGCCGGGGTTGTCACTTTCTTTCCAGACATGGCAATCACTCTACGAAGAGTTGGGAAACGACGAGCCGGCGTGGCCGGCCCGCCTCAGCGTCAGGACGCCGCGTTCTGGTAGTGCTTGAGAGCGCCACCAACGTCCATCAGGCGACCTCCGCTGCGCATGAACGCCAGGAAGCCGACCTGGCCCTTCTTGGTGTAGGCCGAGTCGGTCATGCGGAACAGCGCCACCTGCATGACGTCGCGGATCAGGTAGCGGTTGAAGTCACCGAACAAGACGGATTTGGCACCCGCCGCCATCACTGGCATGTCCTGGTTGATGGTGTAGCGCTGGCCAGCGATGGTCGCCGGCTCGGCCACATCGATGCCGGGCAGCCACAGCGGACGGCCATCGTTGTCCTTCAGCTTCTTCAGTTCACGCAGGGTGTTGTCATGGAACATCAGCGAGCAGCTGGCCGAACGGCGGTACGCCGGATCAACGCTGTGCACCAGGTCAATCAGATCTTCCCAGGTGATGATGCTGGTCTGGCCGGTTGCACCGATCTTGCCAGCTGCCGAGCCGGTCACTGCGCCGTGCGGTTGGTTGGCACCAGTACCGGTGGTGAACAGGCGATTGGTGATGCGGCCAAGACGCTCGTTCAAGCGATCGCGCAGGTGTGCCTCGATGTCGATGGCGCTGTCTTGCAGCAGCTCGAAGGGAACGGCGATGTCCTTGGAGCTGAACTTGTAGACCACGTGCGCCATGGTGCCGAAGCTGGCGTCTTCGTTGGTTGTCGGTGCGTTCTCGCCAACGATCTCGCCCTCTTCCGAGGTGGCATCGGTGGTGGGGAAGTCCATCGCCGCGCCGGTTTCGGTGCGGATAACCTGCGCCACGCTGCGCATGCC